AAAAACAACAGTTCAAATAACCCTTGACCTACCATAAATACTCTGTTATACTACTAGTATTGAAATTGATTTTTAACTGAAAGGCAAATTATATTATGATTACGCAAAGTGAAAAAGTTGCATTCGTTACCGAAGCCGCCAAACGTTTCGGTGCCATTGTAACCCGCCAACAATTGGTGACACTTTCTGAAGAGACTGGCGGCAAACGTCAGTTCTGGCTTGAAGCCGACCAGTACCGAGTTGGTCGTGGCAAGTATCAATTGCCCCTCCAAGAATTTAATGTTAACATGGCTGGTCTTGCACTGGTGCAATCCAATCCAGTTCCTTCTATGCCAATTACTGAACCTATCAAGGCTCCTGTCGCAAAGGCAGTAGCAAAAATGTCTTCCGTTGCACGTATGCAAGAAGGCGCAATTATTCCTAAAGTGAATTCTCTGTATGTTCCTTTTGGATTCTTTGACAACATGAAACGTATTGTTGCATCGAAGAAATTTTATCCAGTATTCGTTTCTGGTCTCTCTGGTAACGGCAAGACTTTCATGGTCGAACAAGCCTGTGCCCAATTAAAAACAGAATGTCTCCGTGTGAATATTTCACCTGAGACTGATGAAGATGATTTGATTGGTGGCTTCCGTTTGATTGACGGTGAGACAAAGTGGTTTGATGGTCCAGTTGTTCAAGCAATGAAGTCTGGTGCTGTTTTGATTCTTGATGAAATTGACCGTGGTTCAAATAAACTAATGTGCTTGCAAGGTGTACTTGAAGGCAAAGGTTTGTTCGTTAAAAAGACTGGTGAATTTGTTGAACCAGTTACAGGTTTCAACGTTATTGCTACCGCCAATACTAAAGGTAAAGGTGATGAGACTGGTCGCTACATGGCCGCTACAATTCTTGATGATGCGTTCCTTGAGCGTTTTCCAATTACGGTTGAGCAAGAGTATCCAGACACTAAAGTTGAAACAAAGATTTTGACTAAGTTGTTTACCAGCCTTGGTATTGATGACAAAGCATTTGCAGAAAATCTTGTGAAGTGGGCTGATATCATTCGTAAGACTTTCGAAGAAGGTGCTATCGATGAATTGATTTCCACTCGCCGTTTGTCTCACATTGCCGAAGCATACACTATCTTCAATGATAAGATGGAAGCAATCAAGTACTGTATCAACCGCTTTGATGCAGAAACCAAAACATCATTCCTTGATTTGTATACCAAGATTGATGCTGGTATCGATCCTACTGCGGAAGTGACACCTGCGCCAGCAGTTGATGACGTACCGTTCTAAATCTCCTGGCAGTAATGCCTTAGAGGCTACTTGACGTAGCCTCTTTTTTTATATATAATAGTGAGATAATTTTTATTAACATGGAGATATTATGCAATTTGAACTTGATATTCAAAAACTAAGAACCAAGAAACTTTTTGTCGCAACACCAATGTATGGCGGACAATGCCATGGTGCTTACACTAAAGCAATTACAGACCTTATGATTCTTTGTACCAAATATGGTATTGAGGCTAAACTGTTTTTCATCTTCAACGAATCACTAGTACAACGTGCTAGAAATTATTTGACAGATGAGTTTGTTCGTAGTGGTTACGACCACATGATTTTTATCGATAGCGATATTCACTTTGAGCCACAAGACGTTTTGGTGATGATGCACTTTGCCGCAAGCCGTGATGACATGGATGTTGTTTGTGGACCATATCCAAAGAAAGCAATTTCTTGGGAGAAGATTAAAGTCGCAGTTGACAAAGGCTATGCAGACAAGAATCCAAATCAATTGGAAGAGTTTGTTGGTGATTTTGTTTTCAATCCCGCAGATGGCGTAACTCAATTCAGAATTGATGAGCCAATTGAAGTGAAAGAAAGCGGCACAGGTTTCATGTTGATTACCCGTGAAGCACTTCAAAAATACGACAAAGCATTCCCAACACAAAGCTACAAACCAGACCATGTGCGTACCGCAAACTTTGATGGTAGCAGAGAAATCATGGCTTACTTTGATTGCGTTATTTGTCCAGATACAAAACGTTATCTCTCAGAAGATTACATGTTCTGTCAATGGATGCGTAAAGCTGGTGGTAAAGTATGGTTGCTTCCATGGATGCGTTTGAAACATGCTGGTAGTTATATCTTTGGTGGTTCTTTGCAAGCACTTGCGGCTATTAATGCTTCACCAACCGCTGGTGATGATGTTGTGAAACGTAATGTATCTGCAAATTTGAAATGACAGACTATCGATATAATGAAGACAAGACTTTAGCGGAACTGAAGTCTTACATTGATGCAACATACGGGCAACATTATTCCCGTGATAAATTCCAAGCGACAGAATTCATCATTGATGGTGGACATGGTGAAGGATTCTGTATCGGGAACGTGCTGAAATATGCACAAAGGTATGGCAAGAAAGACGGACGTAATCGAAAAGACTTGCTAAAGATTTTACACTATGCTATAATCATGCTACACGTACATGACTTGAATGAAGGAAAACAAAATGAAATTAAGCGAATCAACAATTAACATTCTAAAAAACTTTGCTACCATTAATGCAGGTATGCAATTCAAAGAAGGTTCTGTGGTGCGAACTATCTCCAAAGGACAGAACGTACTTGGCAAAGCAACAGTAACAGAAAACTTTGAAAAAGATTTTGTCATTTATGACTTGAATCGTTTCTTGTCTCTGTGTGGTTCTTTGACTGATCCTGAGATTGTTATCAATACCGATGCAAATAATCTCACGGTTAAATCTGGCACATCCAAAACTACATACGGACTTGCAGATGAGTCTATGATTGTAGCACCGCCTGCAAAAGAGTTGAAGATTGAAAATGCCGAAGTGAATTTTCGATTGACAAAAGAAGACATGAGCCAAGTATTGAAGTTGTCTGGCATCTTGGGTCTTCCAAACATTGCAGTCATTGGTGATGGCGCTAGTATCTCTATTGCTACACTTGACGTTAAGAATGATGAGTCTGATAACTTCTCAATCAAAGTTGGTGAGACTGCATCTAATTTCAAAATGATTTTCAATACAGAAAACTTGAAGATGATTCCTGGAACATATGATGTAGCAATTTCATCTAAAGGTATCTCTCACTTCAAACATGCAACCGATTCTGTTGAGTATTGGATTGCTACTGAAGCTGGCTCTAAGTACGAAGGTTAATATTATGAGTAATGTGATTGTTCCATCCTCTCCAGAGGACCGTAAAAAGATTCTGGATGCACTTGTCGAAATTTCAAACTCACTCACTCGCATTGAAGCAGAACGTGATTTGATTAAAGACATTCTTGTTTCGGTTGAAGATAAATTTGAGTTGCCTAAAAAGTACACTCGCAAACTTGCAAAGATTTATCACAAACAAAACTTCACCGAGGTACAACAAGAACAAGACGATGTTGAAACCCTTTATGAGAGTGTGGCTAAGTAAAGATGAAAACTGACTCAATTGTTGTGTTAGGCGGCGGCTCTGCCGGATGGATGACTGCCGCAACATTAATTAAAGCATTTCCAAATAAAAAAATAACAGTTGTAGAATCTGAAAATATTCCGATTATTGGTGTTGGTGAATCCACATTGGGACAAATTAGAAGGTGGACTCATTTCATAGGGTTAGATGAAAAAAGTTTTTTCCCTCATACTAATGCTTCAATTAAAATGAGTATTAAATTCACAGACTTCTATAAAAAAGATTCGGGATCATTTCATTATCCTTTTGGTGGTCCTATTTCGATAGAAAACAGAAATCCTTATCAGGATTGGCATAGAAAAAAATATTTTTATCCTGAAACTGAGGTTACAGATTTTACTGAATGTTTATTTTCAGCATCAGCACTTTATACCAATAATAAATTTTCTCTTAATTTAGATGGTAAATTAGATAATTTTAATCCTAATACAGATTACGCATATCATTTTGATGCGGTTCAATTTTCAAATTGGTTGCGAGAAAATTATTGTTTACCTAAAGGAGTCAATCATATTGTAGGTACAGTTAAAGATGTTATCACAAATGAAATGGGAATTGAAAAGTTAATTTTAGAAGATGGAACCGAAATAACATCAGATTTATTTGTAGACTGTACTGGATTTAAAAGTATGCTTTTGGGTGAAGCACTTAAAGAACCGTTCGAATCTTATTCTGATATGCTACCCAACAATAAAGCATGGGCAACAAGAGTTCCATATAAAAACCGTTCCGAAGAACTTGAAGGATATACAAATTGCACAGCCAGACAAAATGGATGGTGTTGGAATATTCCTCTTTGGTCTAGATTAGGAACAGGGTATGTTTATTCCGACAAATTCGTAACTAAAGAAACTGCACTAGAAGAATTTAAAGAATATCTAATGTCAGATAAAATGACTATTCCTAGAACAAGAGAAGATGTAGATTCTTTTGAATATAAAGAAATTGACATGAGAGTTGGAATTCACAAAAGAACATTTGTGAAAAATGTTGTTGCCATTGGACTTTCTGCTGGATTTATTGAACCGCTTGAAAGTAATGGGTTGTTCAGCGTCCATGAATTTTTATTTAGACTTTTAGACATTTTACAACGAGATACAATTAATCAATTTGATAGAGACATGTATAATGTTAGTGTCAAGGATTTGTTTGATGGATTTGCTAAATTTGTAGTATTACATTATGCACTATCACATAGAGATGATTCCGAATATTGGAGAGCAATACAAAATAAGTCATTCGTTGATGCTAAAACAAATGAGCCATATACCCAACACGTTACTAGAGCAGATTGTTTTTATAACATGATTTGGAGATACATGACCAATTGGGGACATACTACAAACGATAATGCAGGTATAACATACATTTCTACGGGAATGAATTTATTTATGGCTAACGACCAACGATTGAAATCCTATGAACTTCATGTTAAACCGATAAATGAACTTAAATTGGAAATTGATGAAATGAATAATCTTTGGAATTATAAAAAGGCTGAATGGAAAAAAGTTGCCGATTCTAGTCCAACAATTGAAGAATATTTAAAAACAACATTCTACTCCTAAGTGAACTCTTGCATTCTAACATGCAATGTGTTAGAATATATTTTTATGTTATGATAAGGTGAACACATGTTACAAGATTTCTTGTGGGTCGAAAAGTATCGACCAAAAACTGTTGAAGATACAATTCTTCCAACAGACTTAAAGGCAACATTCCAACAATTCGTTGACCAAAAGAATGTTCCCAATCTGATTCTTACGGGCGGTCCTGGCGTTGGTAAAACTACTATCGCCAAGGCTATGCTTGAAGAACTTGGATGTAATTATATTGTTATTAATGGTTCGATGAATGGCAACATCGATACCTTGCGAAATGAAATTAAAAACTTTGCCTCAACTGTATCATTCTCTGGTGGTCGTAAATATGTTATTCTTGACGAGGCTGATTACCTTAATCCGCAATCTACTCAACCCGCATTACGGAACTTCATGGAAGAGTTTTCTGCTAATTGTGGTTTTATCCTTACTTGCAACTTTCTTAATCGTATCATCGCCCCTCTCCACAGTAGGTGCTCCGTTGTACATTTTAAGATAAACGCATCAGACAAGCCAAAACTTGCTGGTCGTTTTATGAAACGTATGACTGGCATTCTGCAAAAAGAAAATGTAGAATTTGAAGAGAAGGTTGTTGCTGAACTTATTATGAAACACTTTCCTGATTGGAGGCGTGTTCTCAATGAACTGCAACGTTACTCTGCTACAGGTAAGATCGATACTGGAATTCTTGCAAATATCTCAAGTGACAATTTCAAGTCATTAGTTGATAGACTGAAAGCAAAAGACTTCACAGGTATGCGTAAATGGGTTGCAGAGAATCTAGACAATGAACCATCAGTATTATTCAAACGAATCTTTGATAACAGCAATGAATGTTTGAAGCCTGATTCTGTTCCACGTATGGTTCTATTGCTTGCTGATTATCAATACAAGTCTGCATTTGTTGTTGACCAAGAAATTAACTTTGTCGCTTTCTTGACGGAAGTGATGGTTGACTGCGAATTCAAATGAGAAATCTTTGGGGCGAAGAAATATTAGTCGAAACAAAAATATGTAGAGACTGTAAAGAAGAAAAGCCCATAGAGCAGTTTTCAGTTAATCGAAAATTTTATAGAGAAGATTTACCCGAAAAACATTATGCAATTCGCAGACCCGCATGTGATTCCTGTAGAAATAAAAAATTAAAAATTGGCAAAGAAAAAAAGTTTTGGCGTAGACCAATAAATCTTACGTGTCCAATATGTCACGATGAAGTTTTAGGAAGTTATGCTAGACTGGATCATAATCATCACACAGGAAAAATAAGAGGTTGGATATGCGACAATTGCAATACTGCAATAGGAAAATTGAAAGAATCTTCTGAAGTGATACAACGTGCTATGGAATGGATAAAAAATGACACCGTTTGATTATCTAAATGCTATCAACCAATCAAAAGAAAACATGATGGTTGGTACTGACAATGATGAACTATCCGAAAAAACGTACAATGCGTACATCGTTAATAAAGGACTATCTTACTTCTCTGACACCGTACTCTATGCAAATGAGATGAATCTCCGTCATCTTCTGGAAAACAAACCTCAATTTTTGTATTTACTAAATACCATCAGGCCACGAAAACGCTTCAGCAAGTGGTTTAAGAATGAAGTAGTTGAAGACATTAATGTGATTTCTGAATATTTTGGCTATAGTTATGCTAAGGCTAAACAAGTGCAGAATCTTATAACGTCAGACCAACTCAATATGATGAAACAAAAAATACAAAAAGGTGGCGTGAAGTCCAAGGAGAAAAAGAATGGCGGTGAACATTGAAGACTTACTTGAGGTAAGATTAAAACAAGAAGACGATTTTCTTAAAGTAAAAGAAACATTAACCCGTATTGGCGTTGCATCTCGCAAAGATAAAACACTATATCAGTCATGTCACATTTTACATAAAAAAGGTAAATATTATATTGTACATTTTAAAGAATTGTTTGCACTAGATGGAAAAACAACAGACTTTGAAGACAACGATTTAGCAAGACGTAACACTATTGCAAATTTATTAGCTGAGTGGGGACTGATTGAGATTGTTTCTAAAAATTCATTAGAACCAATCGCACCATTGTCTCAGATTAAAATCATCTCATACAAAGAAAAAAATGAATGGTTGCTAACAGCTAAATATAATATAGGAACAAAGAAGAGAGAAGAAAATTAAATGGAAGAATTAGTACAATCATTAAAAGTAGTTTTAGCAAATCATTACGCATTTTATTTGAAGGCACATTACTACCATTGGAACGTAACTGGTTCTAACTTCCCTCAGTATCATAAATTTTTAAAAGACATATATGAAGAAGTCTTTGATGATGTTGATACTATTGCCGAACAGATTCGAACACTTGATTCATACGCACCAGGAAGTTTTAATCGATTCATTCAGCTATCACAGATTCAAGGTGACGAAACTGTACCACCAGCAGAAGTGATGATGCAAAGACTATTGAATGATATTCCAACAATGTTGACAAGCATTCAACGTACATACGAACTTGCAGAGCAAGAGCGTTGCCACAACATAAGTAACTTCATGGCAGAACGTCAAGATGCATTTAACAAACATGCATGGATGATTAGGTCAACTATTAAGGCTTGACAAACGTTGTATAGTATGAGATAATGTTATCTCAAAACAAATTAGGAGATTCTATGAAATCCATTAAAGCATTGACAGCAGTAGCATTGACTACTCTCTCCCTAGTTGCCGTTGCGGCAGACAAACCAGCAGAAAAGAAACCTGCTGACAAACCTGCACCAACAGCACCAGCACCTGCACCTTCAGCAGACTCTAAAGAGAAGCCACGTCCCAAAGTGATTACTCCAAAAGAGAAAGCCGAAAGAGCAGAGGCTAAAAAAGCAGAAGCTAAAAAGGCGGAAGCTAAACCAGAAGCTAAGAAATAATTCTTAGTAAATTTTTTATCATTAATTGATGAGGTATATAAAATGGCATTTGTAAATTCTAGCAAAACACAGACAGAACTCTTGGTATCGTACTTGCGTGGTACAGGTCGTGGAATCTCTGCACCCCAAGCAAAGTCTTTGTTTGGCATCAAAAACCTTCGTGCCCGTATCAGCGACTTGCGCCAAGCAGGTTTCAAGATTCGTAAGGACATGAACACAGAAGGTAATACAACATATTTTGTTTCACGCAGAATGGTTGGACAGGCTTAATCTGTTATAAATAAACGTATCTCAGGGATGGGAACGTAAATGGCTCTTCTACCTTAGGAGCGTCTAAAGCTGGTACAACGATATGGTACCCCTGTAGCCAGTAAGCAGGATTTTAATGATACGCCTTCGGGGTATCAAATTTTATTTTTAACTCGCTTAATAGGAGAAACTATGTTACAAAACATCAATAGTGCTATCGATGCATTTCAAAGCACAAAAACGCAATTCGTCAAAACATTCGTCACGAATGAAGAACTTGCAAAACCCCTCAATACTTTCATTGAAGCGCAAACATCTTACGCAAAGGCTGTCGCTGTAGAAGTCAATAAGTTTTATACAACTCTTGGACTCTCTGCATACACATTTGATGCTAAGAAAGCATTTTCAAAATCTAAGTAAGAGGAGATACAATATGGGACACACACCACTACCCGCAGTCTTTGGCGGCGCAGGATTCAAAGACTTTGATAAATTCTTTGTTGGCTTCGATGAGCAATTCAATCGACTAGCAAAAATACATGATGATGTGACTAAGAACATTCCTAACTACCCACCTTACAACATTCGCAAGACTGGTGACAATACTTACGTCATTGAAATTGCTGTTGCTGGTTTTGGTAAACAAGAAATCGATATCACTTTAGAAGACAACAAATTAATTGTTGCTGGCAATACAAAAGATGATGGAGACAATTTCTTGTTCAAGGGTATTGCTAATCGTGCATTTACTCGCACGTTTGCACTTGATGACCAAATCGAAATTCAAGATGCCGCTTTGATTAATGGCATGTTGAAGATTGCTTTGGAACGAATTATTCCAGAACACAAGAAGCCTAAGAAGATTGAAGTTAAAGATGCTGAATCTAAAACTAAAAAATCATCTCAGCAATTTTTGACTGAGGATGATTTATGAAATCATTAAAAAACTTCTTTATTGCTTTACTTGAATCTATTCAAGAAATAAAAAAACATAAAGCAGAGCGTTTTAAATAACACCATGGGGGCGCAATGCCCCCATTTTTAATTATGGAGATATTATGCAAGGTGAACTTAGAATTTTAAAATTGAGTACTGGCGAGGAAGTCGTTGGTAATATTACAGAACGTACTGGCATTGCAATTTCTATTGAGAATCCATGTTTACTTGGAATCGCAATGGGACCAAATGGCAAAGCAAATCTCCAAATGCAACCAATGCTTATCTTCTCTGAACAGAAGAAGGTAGATATCAATCGTGCCAACATAATGTATGACGTTTCAGTTGCGCCTGAGATTGAAAACAAGTATAATGAGATATACGGTTCAGGAATTGTCCTACCGAAAAAACAAGGCATCATTATTTAATGAAATTTTATACGCATTTTTCTAAACTCGGTAATCACATTCTTGTTCGTGGATATAATAATGGTAAGAGGTTCAGCGATAAAGTCGAATACAATCCAACGTTATATCTACAATCTAAAGATGGTGATTACCGAACGTTAGATGGTCAATCACTTGCGCCTGTATCGCAGGGAACAATGCGTGACGCTACTGAGTTTATGAAACGTTATGAAGACGTTGACAACTTCAAAGTATATGGCTCAACAAACTTTCCATACGTTTATATCAATGAAGCGTATCCAGGAAAAGTAGATTATGATCCAGACCAAATTAAGATTGCGAACATCGACATTGAGGTTGGTTCTGAAAATGGTTTTCCTGAACCTGCGTCTGCGAGTGAGCCAATTACTGCAATCACGTTTAAGATAGCAGGACACTTCTATGTGTTTGGCTGTGGTGACTATGATAACTATCGTGACGATGTAACATACATGAAGTGCCGTGATGAAAACAATCTTATCATGCGCTTCCTTGATATGTGGGAAGAAACATCACCAGACATTGTGACTGGTTGGAACATTCAATTCTTTGATATTCCATATCTGAACAATCGTATCACAAGACTCATGGGCGACAATACTGCAAAGCGCCTATCACCATTTCGTAGAATCGGTGAACGTACAACTACGATTCACAACAAACAACAAGTAGCATTCGACTTGGTAGGTATTGCTATTCTTGATTACATTGAATTGTACAAGAAGTTTACTTACTCACAGCAAGAAAGTTTCAGTCTCAATCACATTGCGTTCCTTGAACTCGGTGAGAAGAAACTTGACTATTCTGAAGTTGAAAGTCTGCATCAGTTGTACCGAACAAACTTCCAAAAGTTTATTGAGTATAACATCCATGACGTTGAACTTGTGGATCGTATCGATGCTAAGATGCAATTAATTGATATGGCGCTGGCGCTGGCATACGATGCTAAAGTTAATTACACCGATGTGTTCACGCAAGTACGCATGTGGGATACTTTGATTCATAACGAATTGATTGAACAAAACATTGTTGTGCCACAGAATGTTCGTACACCAAAAGATGAACAATATGCTGGCGCTTATGTGAAAGACCCAATCGTTGGTATGCACGAATGGGTTGTGTCGTTTGACTTGAACTCATTGTATCCACACTTGATTATGCAGTACAATGTTTCACCTGAAACAATTGTTGAAGGTCGCCACACAAGTATCTCTATTGATAATTTGCTGGATGGTGAGTATCAGGCGCAGGGACAATATTGTATGGCAGCCAATGGACATTATTTCAGGCGTGACAAGCAAGGCTTCTTGCCTGCTATGATGCAACGTATGTATGATGACAGGTCGCTGTACAAAAAGAAAATGATTGAGGCTCAAAAGGCTTACGAAAAAGAAACTGATAAAGAACGTAAACGTGAAATAACAAATCAGATTTCAAAGTACAAGAACTTGCAACTTGCGAAGAAAGTACAATTGAACTCCGCCTATGGCGCACTTGGTAATCAATATTTTAGGTTCTTTGACATTCGCCAAGCAGAGGCAATCACTCTGTCTGGTCAATTGTCCATTCGATGGATTGAAATGAAGTTGAATGGTTACCTAAACAAATTATTGAAAACTAAGGATATTGATTATGTTATCGCATCGGACACGGACTCTGTATACGTTAATCTTGGTCCGCTGGTTACTATGGTCTACGGATCGAAGAGTGAAACGAAAGTTGAAACGATTGTTGATTTCGTCAACAAAGCGTGTATCGAAAAATTCGAACCATTCATCGATAAGTCATACCAAGAACTAGCAGACTACATGAATGCATTCGACCAGAAGATGCAGATGAAGCGTGAAGTGATTGCCAACAAAGGTATCTGGACTGCAAAGAAGCGTTACATTCTAAACGTGTATGATTCTGAAGGTGTTCGATTCGCAGAGCCAAAGTTAAAAATGATGGGCATTGAAGCCGTTAAGTCTTCCACACCAATGTCATGCCGTGAGAAGATTAAAGAGTCTTTGAAGATTGTGATGAATGGTAATGAACAAGAGTTTCAATCTTTCGTTGAAGCATTCAAACAAGAATTCAAAACTCTTCCATTTGAAGACATTGCATTTCCACGTGGTGTTAGCGAACTGTCTAAATATATGAGTAGTTCGGAACTATATTCAAAAGGCACACCTATGCATGTGCGTGGTGCGATAATGTTTAATGCGTTTCTGAAAAAGTATAAACTGACTAAGAAGTATCAACTTATTCAGGATGGTGACAAGACTAAATTCTGTTACATGAAAGTTCCAAATCCCGTTCAAGAAAATGTATTTTCTATTCTGACAGTCTTACCGAAAGAGTTTGGTGTAGAAAAATATATCGACTACGATACGCAGTTTGATAAGGCATATCTTGAGCCATTAAAAACAATCGTAAACACAATCGGTTGGAGAACCGAACGTGCTTCCTCACTGGAGAGTTTTTTCGCATGACAACAAGAAAAATACCGCAAGAGTATCTTGCATTCAGACAACAAGATGATTTTGGTTTTAGTGCAATTGATGAATCAGAAGTCAATAGAACAGTTGACCCAACCACACTAGAAGAAACAATCATTGTACGTGAGACTATCACACAATCTTCAGAATCTTTACAAAGAGTAGAAGATAAGTTAGATCAAATGCTTGCACTATACAACGATGGTAAGCTAGGACTAGAAGCAGACCGTGATAAAATGGAAGCTGAAGTAAAAGCAAATCTAAAAGAGTTAGAACAACTTATCATGCCTTTGCTAGTTAACTTGATGAAGAATCCAGAAAAAGAATATATCTACTGGCCTAATCGTACCGCAAAGATTCAAGAACAAATTGACAAGGTGCTTGCTTTGACAAGAGAATAAATGAAAGTTATATTATGAAAATTGGATTTCAATGTTCATCGTTTGACATGTTACACGCAGGTCACATAACGATGTTGAAGCAAGAGAAAGAATTGTGCGACTACCTAAAGGTCGCACTTCAAGTTGACCCGACAATCGACAGACCGGGAATCAAAAACAAACCTGTGCAATCTGTATATGAACGTTATGTACAATTGCAAGCGGTAAAGTATATCGATGAAATCTTGGTATACGAAAGTGAAGAAGACCTACTCAATCTCATTAAGACGCAAACGATGCACATTCGTTTTCTAAGTGAAGAATATAAGGGTAGAGATTTCACAGGAAAGCAGTTTTGTCTTGACAATGAGATAGAATTGTATTATCATGTAAGACAACACAAATATAGTTCTACGGAAATTCGTAATCGTACCTTTGAATATGAATTAGCAAAGCGTAACGAAAAATTAACGAAAGAACCGTTGGGACAATATTCACCCGATTTATTGAAAAAGTATGGAGAAAATATATGAGCAATTTTTTTACGGATTTAGTTGACCAACTGAAAGATGAAGACACAAAGATTTTATCTGAGGGTGGCGCATCTGCTGAGTATAGTGGATGCATTGATACAGGTTCATATGCATTGAATGCTGTTCTATCAGGTAGCATCTATGGTGGTGTACCTAACAACAAAGTGACTGCATTCGCTGGTGAATCATCAACTGGCAAAACATTCTTTGTGCTTGGCATTGTCAAACAATTTCTTGATGCAAATCCTGAAGGCGGTGTTATCTACTTTGATACTGAAGCCGCAGTTACAAAACAGATGATGGAATCCCGTGGTGTTGACACTAAGCGTGTCGTTATCTCTGAGCCAGATACAATTCAAAAGTTTCGTCATACTGCATTGCAAATCATTGAGAAGTATCAAGCACAACCAGAAGCAAAGCGCAAGCCAATGATTATGGTTCTTGACTCTCTTGGTCAGTTGTCTTCTACTAAAGAAATGGAAGATACTGCTGAAGGCAAAGAGACTAAAGACATGACCAAGTCTGCTATTCTCAAAGCAACATTCCGTGTATTGAATTTGAAACTCGCTAAGATTGGTGTGCCATTGCTTGTAACGAATCACGTTTATGATGTTGTTGGCGCATACATCCCAACTAAAGAAATGTCTGGTGGCTCTGGATTGAAGTACACAGCATCCACAATCATTTACTTGTCTAAGCGTAAAGACAAAGATGGTACTGCCGTTGTTGGCAACATCGTTCGTTGCAAGTTGCAGAAGTCACGTTTGACTAAAGAAAACTCTCAAGTTGAAGTTAAGATTACGTATAGCACAGGTCTTGACAGGTACTTTGGCTTGCTTGAAATTGCAGAGAAGTATGGTATCATCAAGAAAGTATCTACACGATATGAACTTGCTAATGGCACTAAAGTATTTGGTAAGAACATCAACGAAGAGCCAGAGAAGTATTTCACACCTGATATCTTAGCATTGATTGATGAAGCATGTAAGAAAGAATTCTTGTATGGACAAGATGGTGTTGAGGGCGTTGTTGATGAAGAAGAGTTGGAGTTAGTCAATGAAGATTGAAGAAACTTATGAGATTGCTGAAAGCGATATCAAATACAAAGATAAAGATGTTGTCGCAACAATCAAAATTACTGCTGGTGATTTTAAAGACACAGTATTTCATTTTGGTGAAATTAATTTTGCCGAAGAAGAAAACCCTGACGGAACCTATTCAATTGGCTTCAACTATGATATAATAAGTGAAGAACATCAAGAACTCAAAGGCAATGATGCCTTTGAAGCATATCTTGGTGAGGTTTTAAATAACTTGCTGAAACACGCATTAGACGAAGCAGAGAAAAGGTATAAGAATGAACTTGGAACAGAAAATACTCAAACACCTATTACTGGATGAAGAGTATACACGAAAAACATTACCATTTATTAAAGGTGAATATTTTCAAGAATCGTCAGAAAAACTTTTGTTTGATGAGATTCAAACTTATGTAAACAAGTACAATACAATGCCAACGAAAGAAGCGTTGGTCATTGAGATTGATAAGCGAGTAAACTTAACTGATGACCAGCACAAGAAAACGATTGCACTTGTTAAAGAAATCACAATCGATCCTGAAGTATCAGACACTAAATGGTTGATTGATGCAACAGAAGACTTCTGCCAAGAGAAAGCAATCTACAATGGCATCATGCAGAGTATTCAGATTCTGGATGACAAGAACAAGAACAATACAGAAAAACTTGATAAGGGTTCAATCCCTAAAATTCTAGCAGATGCGCTTTCAGTTTCTTTTGATAATCACATTGGTCACGATTTTATTGATGACGCAGAAACACGATATGACTTCTATCATAAAGTTGAAAAACGAATCCCATTCGACCTCGACTATCTGAACAGAATCACTAAAGGTGGGCTTGCAGAAAAATCTTTGAACATTGTTCTTGCTGGTACTGGTGTTGGTAAATCTTTGTTCATGTGTCATTGTGCCGCAGCCAATCTGACGATGGGTAAGAACGTTCTCTATATCACAATGGAAATGGCTGAAGAACGTATTGCAGAACGTATCGATGCTAACTTGATGAACGTTGAATTGGATAGATTGATTGGTATGCCTAAAGAAACATACTTGAAGAAAGTTGAAACTCTACGTGAGAAGACTAAGGGTAAACTAATCATCAAAGAATATCCGACCGCTAGTGCAAACGTAAATCACTTCTCGCATTTGTTGAATGAGTTGAAGCTGAAGCGTCAATTCATTCCTGATATCATTTACATTGACTATCTGAACATTTGTTCTTCCGCACGTATGAAGATGGGTTCTTCTATTAACTCATACACATACATTAAAGCAATTGCAGAAGAATTGCGTGGGCTTGCAGTTGAACATAAAGTGCCAGTTGTATCAGCGACACAAACAACGAGAAGTGGTTACACAAACTCAGACGTTGGACTTGAAGATACTTCAGAATCGTTTGGTCTGCCAGCTACAGCAGACTTGATGTTTGCTTTGATTTCAACCGAAGAACTTGCAGAGTTGAATCAGATTATGGTCAAGCAGTTAAAGAATCGTTACAGCGATCCAACAACAAACAAGCGGTTTGTAATTGGCGTTGACAGAGCGAAAATGAAACTGTATGATGCAGAAGAGTCAGCACAGACTAACATTTCCGATAGTGGACAGATTGAAGAGGATAAACCCGTATTCGATAAGTCTGGTTTCGGCAAACGAATGCAGAAAAACCGAGATTTTGGTAATCTAAAGGTTTAATTTCATAATGTGAAATACACCCCTTTCCCTAAATATCCCTTGACAAGATACCATAACTGTACTATAATAGATATTGTTAAGAAAGGGACTCAACATGAAACTCATTCTCAGGGCAAAAGGGGTAACCTTGACACCTAAAGAGAGAAAGATTTTAAAGATGGCTACGCATTTTTATGCAAGCCGTTTGATGAGTGATAGGTTGTCAAATACATTAGAAATCAACGTAAACGTCATAAAAGATTTTTACGCTAAGAACAAGATACTCGGTGAAGCGTTTCCCAAAGATGATGAGCGAGGAAACAATAAACAATTTGTAATAAATTTGGAATGGAATAAACTTGGCAAGCGTGTTTTACAATGCCTTGCACATGAAATGGTTCACGTTAAGCAGTATGCTAAAGGTGAATTAAAATTCCATGAAAGAGGGAACTTGGTAACGTTCCAGCGAGAACAATACCAAGGTGATGAATATTGGGAATCATTATGGGAGATTGAAGCATATGGACGTGAAGTCGGACTCTATCAAAAATTTAGACCAACTCTTAAACTACTTAAGAAAGAAATTTGAAATGATTAAAGTGACAGAATGGTATAACTGGATTGTACGTCAGTTTGGTGAGATTTGTGGATGGATCGGATTGATTCTAATTCATGGCTCTACAGTACCCGTAACGTACTTGGCAATTAAAGGTGAACCTACAGTATTGCCACCGCTAAGTATGGTGATTCTAATTTGGTCGGGGCTGTTGCTATTCTTTATTCGTTCTGCTATAATGAAAGATAAGTTATACATGCTTTCAAACGGCATTGGGTTTTTCTTGCAAAGTATCATGTTAGCATTCTTGGTGTTAAAATGAGTGTAGATAGCATTAGAGCATACAACGATAAGATGTATGACCAACTCATTCTCAACAGAACCGAGAGAAGAATTGATGAACTACGTTTAGAAGAACGTAGAGTTAAACATCTACGTGAAGTTAGTGAAGAAGCACGTATTGAAATGAATCGTAGAATGAATCGTCCTGGACAAAATGTAGATAAATTATGCTGATTTACACAAATCAAAAATCAAAAAAGAAAAAAACTCCTGCAAAGAAAGTTGCAGAGTATCAAAAGTGGCTTGACAATTTGCCTACTACTTCATTCTCTAAGGGCATCAAAAAGCCTAAGACAGTAGAAGCGTACAAGCCCCCAAAAGCACACATTCGTGAAACCCCCAACTATCCCAGTTTAACGACATTTGGTGACAGTTGCACTAAGCCTGTTCATGGCAAAGTTTACACTGGCAACAAGATGATTGGCATCGGCACACTACACAAAAGCAATGCAGTACCTATTTTCTCTAGTGATGATGCAAAGGATCAAGCATCAATGCGAAGGTAATTATAAATAGGTCTATTGCAACGACAGACCTATCATGTTTAAATTTAAAGAATACCTTATTGAAAAGAAAAACACTCACATGGAACATGCGGAAGACGATGTTCTTAATGGTGGTGTTGAAGGAACTAGAGATAGCATAAACGCACTCAGAGCGGTGCGTGATATGCTTGCTGGACATTCCAAAAGCAAAGTTGACATTTCAGTCAAATGGGATGGTGCGCCAGCAGTCTTTGCAGGACAAGACCCAACAGACGGCAAGTTCTTTGTTGCGAAGAAGGGTGTCTTCAATAAAAATCCCAAAGTATACAAAACTCCAGCAGATATCGATGCAGACACTTCTGGTGACTTAGCAGATAAACTCAAAGCGTGTTTGATGTATTTGCCTAAGATTAACATCAAAGGCGTCATTCAAGGCGACTTGCTATTCACACAATCAGACTTGAAGACAGAAACAATCGAAGGTGAATCATATGTCACGTTTCACCCAAATACATTAGTGTATGCAGTACCGACAGGAAGTGAACTTGCTAAAGAGATACAAAGAGCGAAAATTGGCATTGTATGGCATACAATTTACGAAGGCGACACATTCGAAACAATGTCAGCAGTCTTTGGTAAAGACATTCTAAGCACACTTACAAAGACACCAAACGTTTGGATGACAAGTGCAGTCTATAAAGATGTGTCAGGTAAAGCTACGTTGACACAAGCAGAGACTGACAATGTGACAGCAATTCTATCCGAAGCTGGAAAGATATTCCAAAAACTAGATGCCGCTACTCTAAACTATATCAATACAGACGAAGACTTGATTGAACGCATCAAGACATTCAACAATTCAAAAGTACGTCAACAGTTGAAAATCACTAACGTCAAAACGCACGTTAAAGAATTAATCACATACATAGAAGATTACTACGAGAAACAAGCCGAGGGCAAAGGTGAACGTGGTCGTGCCACTCAGATGCTAAAGAAAAGTAAAGTGCTTAGATTCTTCTCACCAAAAAACAAATCACATTTAGAAGACATTTTCACAATGATGAATCTTTTAGCAGAAGCTAAGTTGATTTTGATTAAGAAGATGGATGAAGTCAAGACGTTGAATACTTTCTTGTTGACAAAGAAAGGTTACGAAGTGACTGGTGTTGAGGGTTATGTTGCTATCGATAAGATTAAAGGCAATGCAGTCAAGTTAGTTGACAGAATGCAATTCAGCTACGCAAACTTCTCACCTGATGTTATTAAAGGTTGGCAGAGGTAATAAGGTTTAAATTGAAACCGGACACCTTTATGTATACATCGGGTAACTATATTTAATGGTACAAATGCACTAAATTCAGGTAATTATAAATAAAGTATAACACAGTTAGGCTACGGCAAACCTGTACAGATAAGTCTACGGAAAACTCTAAAACTATGAAAACATTCAAGGCTTCTTTAACAGAAGCAACAAAATCGCAAGTTGTAGTCTCATTTGGGCGCATGAACCCAATGACAAACGGCCACGAAAAACTTGCCGACAAAATCAAAGCAGAAGCAAAAAAGCGTAACGCTGATGCTAAACTGTATCTATCGCACAGCACAAATCCAAAAAAAGATCCACTAGACTTTAAGACTAAAGTTAAGTTTGCAAAGAAAGCATTTGGACCAATGGTTCAAAATTCTGTTGCAAGAACAATCATCGAAGTTGCTAAAGAACTTACTGGCAAGTATGATGATTTAATTGTTGTTGTCGGTAGTGATAGAATACCTGAGTTCAAGGCTTTACTTAATAAGTACAATGGAAAAGATTTTACTTTTAAAACTATTGAAGTTGTCTCAGCAGGCGAACGTGATCCGGATGCAGAGGGTGTCTCTGGTATGTCAGGTTCTAAAATGCGTGGGTTTGTTACATCGGATGACTTCAATAGTTTTAAACAAGGTGTGCCATCAAAATTATCTGACTCGGATGCCAAAGCATTGTTTGATGCAGTTAAAAGGGGAATGAATTTGAAAGAAGAATTAGAACAACAAGACGAAGCGGTTCTTGGCTATGCACAACGTAGACAAAGAGCGCAACAATTCAAACGAATTCAAAAGCGTTTAGTGAGAGCAAGAGCATTACAAGCAAAACGTTTTGCTGATCCTAAGAGATTAAAAAGAAGAGCCGCTAAGATGGCATATCAATTCTTCAGAGGTCGCCTTGCTGGTGGTAAGAACTATGCAGACTTGAGTACTGGAGAGAAAATCACAGTAGACACAAGATTACAGAAGATGTTGCCTGCAATCAGAAAGTTTGCAGTACGTTTAGTGCCAGCCGCTAGAAGTAAAGAGATTATGCGTAAACAAAGCATGATGATGCGAAAAGAAGATTTGAATCATATGTTTGCAGACTTCATTGTTGAAAAGCCAACTCTACCGCAAGACAAAGATGTTGCGAAGAAAGACGGAACGCAACCTAAAAAGTATTACACTGGTTTAGATAAAGATACGAAAGACGCTAGAGCATCACACTTTGCAAGAACTGGACCAAAATCAGATTCTGATAAGAGTGCATACAAAGATGCGCCTGGTGACAAAGAAGCTAGAGAAAAAGGTATGCAACAATCAAAGCATACACTCAAGTTCAAACAGATGTATGGTGAAGCAGTAAAGACACCAGAGGTCAGAAAAGAAATTTCTAGATTAGATCAATTGGTTCGTTTGGGATTAGCAGACACTAAATCTCTTGCAGTCATTAAACGTTCTGTTGAGAAATTAAAATCTGGCGATATGTTAAATCCGTCAGAGCGCAATGTCACAAATGACTTGTTGACAACGTTACTTGATATGGTAACTTCAAGCGATGCATTGTTTAGAATGACAAAGACGCAGTTACAAAAAGAATCTATTGATGAAGCCGCATACAAAGGCAACATTGGTGCAATGGAGATGATGAAGTTCTTCCAAGTTGCAACACCACAAGAAAAAGAAAAACTCAAAAAACTTATTGCAGATAAAAATCAATCAGCCGCTTGGAAAATGATTCAAGACGTTACTGGTATGAAACTCATGGGCGAAGAAGATGAGTACGATGATAGCGACTATGATGAGACTGATGGTCTTTCAATGGCGCAAATCGAAGTGTCTAACATGATTCAAGATGCAGAAGAATTGCTTGACATGATGGAACAAATGGACGAAGAGCCAGATGCTTGGGTTCTATCTAAGATTACTAAGGCTGCCGATTACGTTTCAACAGTACGTGATTACTTAGAATTCGAAGGCGACTTTGATTATCAAGATGATGACGAAGAAGGTAATGGCGAAGATGACGATGGTGAATTTACTGGTGCAGAATTGGACATGTATGCAAGTGAAATGGAACCAGATGAGTTTGGTGACGCATACGAAGAATTCAAGCCAATCTTAGAAGAAATCGAAGGCTTGAAAAAGAAATCAGAAAAGTCTGGCATTGCTTACAGTATTCTCAAAGCAGTTTACGACAGAGGCATGGCGGCTTGGCAAGGTGGGCATCGTCCTGGAACAACACCACAACAATGGGCATTTGCTAGAGTGAATTCATTCATCACAAAAGGTTCTGGCACTTGGGGTAAAGCAGATAAAGATTTAGCGGCTAAAGTAAATAAGAATGAAGAGTTCTCTAAATTCGCTGAAGCATTAGAGTGGGGCACAGATGCGATGCGTCAAAAGTATGCCGCAGACACACCTGGTCAACCAACAGATGTTCAAGTTGCCGCACATCAAACAGAAGATGCATGTTGCGATGATTGCTTAGAAGAAGGTTCAGACGGCAGTACATGTTGGGATGGATACAAACAAGTTGGAACTAAGATGAAGAACGGCAAGAGTGTTCCAAATTGCGTTCCAGCTAACGAAGAAGTTGCAGAAGAAGTTGATTGGGAACAAGTTGTCAACGAAGCAGAATATCAAGGTAAGTCTGTTAAGTTGAATGATCCATTCAGAACACCTGATGGTCCAAAGAAGTTTGGTGTATACACTATGGGACCAAATGGTAAAGTTGTTGTCGTTCGATTTGGTGATCCCAATATGGAAATCAAACGTGACGATCCTGAACGTAGAGCAAGTTTCAGAGCAAGACATGGTTGCGATAATCCTGGACCAAAGTGGAAAGCAAACTACTGGTCGTGTTATCAATGGCGTGCTGGTTCTAACGTAGATAGTTAATAAGAGAGAGATACAAATGACTGATAAAAATATACAAGAAGCAGAAGTTGGTTCAGGCACAAAAATTTCAGATGTAAAGCAATCTGAGAAACGTGCCCAATTGACATTGAAGTCAATTCAATTGCGTTTAAAGCAAGAGAAAGAACGTGCCGCACTTCAACAACAAAAGAAATCTTTGCGTGTCAAAGAAGACATTGGTGAATCATTTAGTCCATCTCAGATTGCCGCTTTGAAAGCAGAGTACTCTAAGATTAATACAGTTGATCCATCAAGTGACACATACAAGAAATTAATTGCTATGCTTGATAGATTAGATTTGAAATCTTTACAATCTCTTGCTGGCGCTGAAATCAAGTTTGTGTCTAAACTCGCACAGAATCGTGTCGCTAGAAAAAACATGAAAGAAGAAGTGCAACTTGACGAATTATCAAACGAGAAACTAGCAGACTACAAAAAGAAAGCTGGCGCTGATGCAACGGCTGCCGACAAAGCAGGCGACACTAAAAAGGGTAACAAGCGTTTCTCTGGCATTATGAAAGCAACCAGAAAGCAATTCGACAATGACTCAAAGAAAAGTGTGTCAGAGGCTTCACAAAGAGTTGACTCACTTGTGACTGACGCATTAAAAGTGATGCAAGGCTCAGAATTAAAAGATGCTGTGCAAGCACTAAAGACTGTGCTTGGAGATAGAGAATACAATGACCGCCGTGGCCACTACAATTTCTATGTCAAACAATTGGTTGATATGTATGGTAAGAAAACAAACGAAGAGTTGTCGCCAAAACAAAAAGCACTAGACAAGAACAAGAACGGCAAGATTGATGGTTCTGATTTAGCAAAGTTGCGTGGTGAAGAATTATCAGCAAAACAAAAAGCGTTAGATAAGAACAATAATGGCAAGATTGATGGTAGCGACTTAGCGCATCTACGTAGCAAAAAGAAACAACCACAAGGTGCTGACTTTGCCGCACAAAGACGCAAAGAAAGAATGGCGTCAAATGGTCGTATGGATGAAGAGTCTATCAATGAAACAGGTGGACCAAAAGTTTTTCAGAAAGACAACAAGCACATTGAAAAATATTCTGATGATAAATTTTGGTTATATGTTGACAATAAAAAGACTAAAGAATTTTCATCTTTAGAAATGGCAAAGGCTGCCGCACTTAAAGAACATTTCGACTTGCAAGAAAAGTCTGACTACGAAGTTTATCACAAAGACTATTCTGGTGCAGTACAGACAGCTATCAAGCAAGCAGAGAAGCGTGGCTATGAAGTAGACATGGATGATTGGCACGACAAAGTTGCTACTGGTCCTAAGAAGCCATCGTCTGGTAAAACAAATTCATTCTCAATCAATTTGATGAAAGATGGCAAACCATCTAAGAAGAAATTGCAAATGCAAGTGTACAACATGGACAATCAAAAGTATGAATTGAACATGTACATTGAATCTGTAGAAGAAGCGGCATCACCTGCACAGCAAGCCGCTATTGCTATTGCGATGAAGAAGGCTGGTAAGAAGCCAAAAGACATGAAAGAGAGTGACGCATACGACAAAGACGTTAAGCCAAGCGACAAGCCACATGATAAAGATGCGGCCGCCAAACGTGCAAAGCTAGCCGCATTAGCCGCTAGAAAGAAAATGGCTGAAGGTCTAATGGATAAGATTAAAGCTATCAAGCGTGGTATGCAAGCTAGAGATAAAGCAGATGACCATTGGGACAAAGCTGGCGACCCAAAGAATCCTGAAGCGAAAAAGGATTTGAAGAAAGCAGTTCGCTATACTAATCTTTTAAATAAAGAAGAGAATGGACCAACACTTAATCCAGTTACAAAGCATGTCACTAAAGGTGAATTGTCTAAGACTGGCATCTCAAAGTGGTTGGCTCAGTCTATGAAAAAAGAAGAGAAAGTTCCTGAGTTTAAGTCTGGCGGTCCAGAATTAGCTAAGAAGTTTAATAAGTCATTCAAAGCATTGGGCGTTGACGCTAAAGTTAAAATCAAAACAGTTGGTAACGTTTCTGTCAATGAAGAAGAGATTGTAGAAGCTAAAAAGAAGTCATGGAAAGACATGAGAAAAAAGACAAAGAATGAAGAAGTGCCTGACAAGGCCACAGTTAAAAAGGGTGATGCATTGACTGGTAAAAGAGAACCAATCGAAATCAATCCTGAATTGAAAGACATGGCAAAATAACATGACGAACGAATTGCCACAAATCTATTGTGACATGGACCAAGTGCTAGTCAACTTTATAGGCGGTGCAAATAAAGCATTGT